CTGGGCTTCTAGTCCCTCTTCCTTTCTTTCAAAATCTTCCGGATACCTCTGGCGGGCCATGGCCGCCGGCAGTCTCTCCCTCAACCAAGCCCGATCTCGTTATCGTAAGATGATGAGGTCGGCTGGTCGGGCCTGGAACTGCGAGGTTCGGAAAACGCAGAAAGAACGAAGAGTGCGACGAGCTGTCAACCCTATTGGCAGGATAAAAAACCCGGAGGGCGCCCCGGAAGAAACCCCTGAAACAAAAGAAAAGGTTGGAGAGCCTTTGGAAAAAACTCCCGAACCGTGCTGTTGTGACCAGCTTTATGACTGGTGTCAGTGTGGTTTGATCGTAGAGGTTCCGGATAAACCTGAAAAATCCGGGCTCTCCCTAGTAAGGGGCGGTGAGAAGCAAACTCCCTTGAATAAGGAGTGCGCGGAAGTCGCTTCGGAAAAGGATGAGAAGAAGGCTCTCAGAGAGCAGAAGTCGTTTCGGTTGGCGTTTTGGGGCGCAGTTAATCGTGGTCTTGGAGCCTATTTTGGCGAAGAGATTCACTGCCCCATTCGATGGCAAAAAGAGGATTGTGTGAAGGTGGCGAAATTCGTTTTCAACGCGCCACTGTCTATTGTTCTAGACACACCTCTCCCGCCAAACCCAAGCGGATTCGTACTCGACGATTTCCTCCCCCCTCGCGTTCTCTACGAGATCTATGTTGCACGGAACATAGAACTCGCCATGCTCATGACCCAGCTTAAGCGGTGCATGCCCCTACTCCCTAAGAGTGAGGTGCAGGCCGCCAAGGACAGCCACAAGGCTAAGGTCGCCGGAGCGGTAGGGAACACTCCTTCAGCAACACACCTCGAGTGGATTGAGAAGATCAGCAAGGCTGTCTTCGCGTCCAAAGAACCGTGGAATCTCATGGAAGAGATGACGGTCTCCGAGAGTGCGTCCTACGACTCTTTCCGTTGTACGGGAGGAGGACGTGCTGAAGTAGAATGCGCGGGGTGCGACTTATGTCGCGAGGGAAAAGTCGGATCGTTTCACGCAAACGACCGTCTCCGAGAAAGGTTCTTTTCGGATGAGGAGATCGAGAAGGCACGTGTCGTTGCTATCAATGGAAATATGAAAGCACGAATTGTTACTGCACACGCCGCCCCTTGCAACCTCTTCCGACCCCTTCAACACAGGCTCTGGAAACGTCTGAAGTCCCGGTCAATCTTTCGACTCACCGGCAAGATGCCCGATATGGGCGACTTCGACACCTTTCCGACTCCTCAACAAGACAGATTCTTCTGTTCCGCCGACTACGCATCTGCAACCGATGGTATTCACCCTGACAGCTCTAAAGCTTGTCTGAGTGCCATTTTCAGGTGCATCTCACGTCCGCGGGATCTATCTGTCCAGGAGTGGAAGAAATTCCAGGACCGTGCAGCCTCCACCCTAACCTCCT